GTACAGAACTGTATATAGGCTGCTTTTGTTGTTGCGCTATAACGAACCCAGTAATAAGAGAGTTAGGTACCTTATCATCCTCCAGGGACCTTACCACTGTGGTTCCTACTTTCGTTTTTCTTTTTGTACTAAAAAGACCCACTATACTTCTCCAAAGAGAAAAAAGGGGAGCAGATAGCTCCCCTTTTTTTGTTAGCTATTAATACAGCTAATTATATCCCAACTCCAGTTAATAACTTATCTACTACGCTACCAACAGATGCATCATCTAGCTTATTAGTAGAGTTAGCAGCAGTTGCTTCATCTGTCATTCGACGAGCACTCCAGGTTTCTACTAGAATCTTAGCAGCCTTTTGCTCAGCATCTCGGGTAAATCCAGCAGTTTGTGCTGTATATAGTCCTTTTTGTACACCTACTAAACTAGTAGCATCTACACCAGCTGCTATCGTCTGTGCTTTTTCAGTTAGCACTTTTTGTAGGAGGAGTGCAGTTTCCTGCTGTACTTTCAGTTTAGTGAGTACTAATACATCAAATTCAGCATTAAGTTTACACTTCGTAGACTCTAGGACCTCATGTTCTTTAGCAGCATTAAGTATTTGTTGTGCTACTAGATCTGCGTCCAAACTTGCCTTATCTTTCGTTAGCAAGAATTGAATCGAGGCACTTAAAACTGCCTGAAGTGAACCTAAGTATACAGTAGCATACTCAGCCCCTTTAATACGATTCTTAGCAAACTCAGCATCCAAGTGTGCTTTATTTGCGCGTATTAAAGTATCGAATACTCCTGTACCGTCAAGTGCTGTGGTAGTTAAAGCGGCTGTACTAACAGGTGTAATTGGCATTGTTTATCCTCTATCTATCAATAGATTTAGAAGCAGCTTGTCGAGCTGCTAGTTTAGAAATATCTAATTCGGTTAGTGCAGGTAAGTCCTGAATAGCAAATTCTTTAATTAGTTTACCAGAACGTCCTTTATTTCCACGAGAGTCCGTAGTTACAGAGAATACTTGACACATACGGTCATCCATCGCTTGTACAACAATACTAGGTAGATGCCAACCGTCTTCGGCATTAAAAGGTACATAATGTGTAACGGTACCTACTACAGAGTTTCCAACTGTGAATAATTCACCATTCCATTCTTTCTTAGCAGGATTCATGCAAGTAATTTGCACACGCTTCAATGCATGAGCCTCTTTTCTTAGGCGAATACGTATTGCATTTTCGCTTTCAGGCTTTGACTCTTCAATAGAAGTGGCTTCTTCATTAGACGCTGCTTCTAACACAGCATTAACCTTATCACGGAGTTTAGTTAACCCGATTGAAGGATGGTACGTAATGCCCATTAAATCAGCCCGCTTTTTGAGGTTGGCCTTTTCGTCTTGACCAGTTACTTCATTAGTTTCGGTATTTGACATAGTGTCTTTTAAAATCCCAAGTTAGTGTTAAAAAAAAGAGGGATGAGCATAAACCCACCCCTCTAAGACTTACTTTACATCGTTGCTGAAGTTAAAATCAAGCCAATACGTTCTGAACGCAAGGTCATGAATCCATAATACCACTTAATGGACATGAACCCAGTTTCACCGTAAGGATCGGTTTTATCCGCTGATGATTCACCCGGTGCTTTATGGAAGATCCGGAATTTCACGGTTTTACCATCGGTTTGGAAACCAATAGTTGTGAAAGCCTCATCACCCACTACCAAGATAGGGAACACATCGAAACGTCCTGCTGTTTCATAATGTGTTGCACTACCAGAAGCATCTGCACCAGCGCCAGACCATTTTTGCATTTCAGGTACCACTACAATACGTAGGGCATCTATTGAACCAACTTCACCAACAAGTACGTTGGCAGCATCAGCATATCTATTTGCTGGTACAAAAGCTGGGCTAGAATGGAAATCTGACATTGCTTTCAATGTTGGTAGTAGTTCAGACCCAACATACGCAACGCGTCCACCGGAAATGGTGCGAGTATCAACCATACGTGATCCAGCAATAACTTTGGTGGATTTAGGAGTACGGTTGTTATCCAGATCAATAGCTAGCAACATTAGATCTTTAAAGACTACTACAGAACTAGCAGCAATAGTTTGTCTAGATGTAGCAGATCCGCTATAACGAATTACACCAGCAGCGTTTAACAAATCAACCTGTAGTGCAGCTTCGGTTAATTCATTAGCACCTTTAACCATTTCATCATTGATATGTTGTGCTAGATCAGCATCAGTATCAAAGTTCATTGATTCTTCAGTGTATTCATCAAAGAAACCGAATTTCTCAAACGTACCTTCTAGTTCTACACGTTTGAAACCTACCCGGTTAACACGACCACCGTTTTCAGATACTGCTGGCAATTTACCAGAAATAACACCAATATCTTTAGATGAACCGTATAAGTTACCAGAACCTTGCTGTTTCACACCACCAATGTTGAGATCTACTACAGCGGTAGCTTTAGTATCATCAGCATATTTAAGTGTTAGTGAGCCAGTAATGGTAAGAGTAGCTAGCCCAGAGCCGCCAGAACCATCAGCACCTGCAACACAAGGAGTGCCGGTAAGGTTGTTAATAGCGGTAGCAGCAGCTGCTTTCGTAGCATTTGTTACAGCCATAACAGCTCTAGGTAGTGTTACGTAAAAAGCTGTGCCTGCAATGGTTACACCTGCAGCATCAATGCCTTGATCATTTAGATTAGCATCATCTAATAGAGGCAAATAATGGTACCGCTTTATTTTTTGTCCCATGTTTTTAGGCATGGATGTAACGTCAGCTAGTTGACCAAAAAAGGCTTCCTTAGCTGCTGTAACTAGTGCTTTCTTTTGATAGTAAGCACTGTTGATTTGTGGACCGATATCCGAGGCTGTACCTGAAGCCGTGGTTGACGGTGCATTATAGTCGCGTGTCATAATATTTCCTTATAATAAATTTTATGCATAACGGGATGCAGCAAGTTTGCTGAATTCCTCGTCTGACATAGATAATGGATTAAAATCCTTTGCAGGTGCCGTTGGGGCTGCAGCTGGTGTACTACCAGCAGCTCTGCGCTTGTCCTTTAATGCTGGATCATTAACTTTTTTCGTTTTTGGAGTAACTACTATAGGCGCTTCTTCTTTGGATCTCTCCTGGGGTACACCCAGATGGTCAAATCCTCCATTAGCTTGTATAGCATCTCCAACTTTACGGTAAGCTTCAATGTCCGAAACACCGTTCAGGTGACCAAGCATACGTCCACGTTCTACTTCAGTATTGATTTGATCATAAATACCACTAGCCATGTGGTCATTAATCACTTTAAGCAACTGAGGTTGTCCCGCTACTGTTCGCTTGCTAGCACTGTCCCATTCCTTACTGATTACATCAAGAGTTCTATTATATGTTGGTGTACCTTGGATATCATCCAATACAGAGTCCAACTCTAACTCACGATCATCAACCGAATGGGTTTTCGGTGCGTATTCACCTGCCTTTTCTGCGTCTAGTTCCATAGGATCTAGCCCGCTGTCTTTTACCAGTTTATTAATTGCTTCAGGATTCTTTTTATCCAAGTCAATCAAAAAACTTAATTTTTCTTCACTTAGAAGACCGTTATTCTCTAACAGCTTCAAAATCTTTAGGCTAGGTTTCAAACCAGCCATCTTTTTGTTGTAATTAGCACCCATTTGCATCAGTGAGATAGCATCATCCACTGTATCCACCGTAACATCCCTCCCATTAGCTTTAAAGGGTTGTAGTAGGCGCTTGTATTCGGCTTCATAGTTTATGCTCTTAGAATCGGTCTCAGGAGCCTCTTTTTCCTCTATATCTTTTTCAACAGGCTTTTCTGCCGCTTCTACTGGTTCAGGTATCTTATCAGCTACTTCTTCGGGCTCTTCGGCTTCGCCGGAGCCCTCAGCAGGTTCTTCAACTTTTTCGTCAGCAGCAGCAACTTCTACAACAGCTTCTTCTGCAACTACATCTTCAACTGCTACTTCCTCAGGAGCAACTACTTCCTCCTGTGGAGGTGGCGACGCTAGAAATTCTTCATCTGTCATTTGAAGAGGGGAAATTACTTCTTCAACCTTTTCTTCTTTAGTATCAGCCATTATTCATTCCCCTGTTCAGTATAAAGTTCAGCCAAACTAGCTGCATCATCTTCTAAGGTTTTACTAGCCATAGTTGCTTTAGCAAGTAGAGTATTTAGATAATTACTAAAACAACCAATTGCGTCAATTTGTAATATGAGAGCACGTTGGTCATCTACTGATTGCATACTTGGGGCAGATTTAAGATGAACTAAGCGGATTGCTTCTTCTTCAAAGTATCCTTTTAAAACCATACTCTTAAAGTCTCTATTTGACTTAAGTCGGGCAAGTGAGGTAACAACATCAGCAACACTTTTTGCACTAGCTATACTACGCTCAGTTGCTTCGATTCTCTCACTTCTTTCCAATCTCTCGATTGCATCATACGATTCATTTATTGTCATTTATCTACCATTGTTTTAAAAAAAGTTAATAGATTGTCCGTAACTACCGTAACTATATACCAGTTTTATCCTCTATTAGTCAAATATTGTTGTAATAAGTTTGTATCTTGTTTTGCTTCTTCTTTTTCTAATCCAAGCTCATGGTCAAGTAATTTTAACTTTTCCTGTGCTTTTGCTTGTGCACCATGACGTTCTAAGTCACGTTCTTGTGTAACACCCAATTCCTGTTCTACATAGTTAAGGTTACGTTGGTCAGTATCTGCTGAAAGATTAGCGCCTTTAACAGACTCAGTATTGGTCTTAGCTTGTGCTAGCCCAGCATCTACCATGATCTTTTGTGTTTTAGCTTGCATTTCAGCAATCTCAGCTTCTAATTTAGCAACTTCTAGCTGTTGTACTTTTTGAGCAACAGGATCAGGCTCAGGTTTATATGTTGTAATACGTTGTGCTAAATCAGGCATCTTACGTAATTTAGCAATATCCCCTAAGATCATCTTAGTCATTTCTGGGTCCATAGTGGGTCCAGTAGTCTGAAGCATAAAGGCTAGCTGTTCAGCTTTATTATTATCTTCTTCTGCAGTGGATATAGATAATGTTAAGTCGAATTTACCGGCAAGGTCATCTCTACGAATAGTCACAAATTCTTTATTAGTGACTCGGACAACCTCTTCATCTGATAGGAACTCTGCATTCATACTAATAAGCTTACGACCTATCTTTACTATACCGCTGGAAAGTCTGCGAAGTATTCCAAGCTCCCGTTTAGAAGCTGCATCCAAAGCTCCACGTATGCCTGCGGCTACGTCACCTAATACAGCACCTGAAACACCTTGGGACCAAGATTTTACACCGGTCATAGATTCAGCTTCCATACTTTGTAGCTGCAACATAAATTGTGCAGATGCTGGGATCTCTGGATAAGTATGCATAAACACGCCTTGGCGTGGATCTACATTAGCATTAAACTCATAGTCTCTACCTTGATCAAACTTACGTCGATTAGTTGTATCCAACATATCTTTACGTATCCCGGTCTGCCCATTCGCAGATTTACCCATGATATCTATCATCCCACGAGTTACTGCGCCAATAACCTTTTGATTATCTTCTAGCAATGAACCATCTGGTTCACCGTAGTTACTTTTACGTACAGGTAGGTAATGTTCAATAACAAATGGTAATGCCCCATCTGGAAAAGGGACCTCTTCCATACGAATCATCACATCACCAACCCATTCAGCTACAAATGCTGTGACAAGACCACTACCATCTACATCTCGTTTACCCCAATACTGATGTACTACAAATTTCTTACGTGCTTCATCAGTAAAGTTGAAGTTATCTTCGTCCTCTCTAGGAGTATGGTCTGGAGTTGATAAGATTGAATTATTATCAATACTAATCTTGTCTATATTCTGATATTTTTTACCATCCTTATTAAGTGCAGACTTACTTGTTTCATAAGTTTTTATGAGGAAGCCCGCTTTTTCGATATCCCCATTAGCAGTAGGATCGATCATTACATTACGAAAATCACATACTTCTAAGGTTGGTTTATTACTTAGGATGCGAGTTTTCTCTTCCTTACGTACTTCACCAGTAAATATAGGCACAATCGGGCGACCTTCTTGCATTGTTAACTCATGCGCCTCTTTTAATTCCTCTGGTACATCGGTAGCATACTGACTAGGAGATTCTTGCATTAACTGATGTATATGCTCATGTAGTGGAGCTTGCGCCTCATCTACTTGAAACTCAATTACAGGTACATCTTCTTCGTAGGTTTCCTCAGCGAATTCCCAACCAACTTGAACAATGACTGTGCCCTCATCTACTGCAGTGCGTATATACTCGTCAATAAATCTAGTTTTATCAATTTTAGTATTTAATTGGTAGTTTAATACTAGTTCATTCTGCTGAGCTGCATCACGATCTTCCCAGGTTACTGGTCGCACATTAAATACATCATCAGTAGATAGGAAAGGTTCACTTAGAGAAGCATATCGCCATTCTGCTTGCTTACGTATAAGTTTTGGCTGTATTGCGGATTGCCCAGCTATTGTTTTTATAGCCGCTGTGCCAGTAATATTTAGATTATCTAACCATACACCGATCTTATCTACTTGAGCATCATGGATTGTCTTAGCAATTAGTCGATCTGCTTTCATTTCCTCAATAGTAGGTGGCGTAGTCCATCCTTCAGGAGCAGTAATACCAATAGATTTCTTAATGCCTGTCTCTACTGTCTTTTGATTTTTTTCAGCCATTACTTCCAACCCCCATCCCTAAATCGCGCATTCTTAGTAGTATTCTCAACTTGCGGGTTTAGATTAGTTAATAATTGCGAAGCCATCTCGTATTTTTGCATATAATTATTACTTGCTAGTCCCTCAAACTGCCCTGTTCCAGTATTAGCAAGCATTCTAGAAGCTACAAAGTATATTAAAGGTTCTATATACGTATATGGTATTTCCAACTCCAATTCATCAGGATCTAGGTCAGCATCCTTCTCCTGGAGTTTAGGGTGATTAGCACGATAGACTAAATCCAATGATGTAGCCTTCAGAGCGGTTGGTAAAGTAGTGCTATTATCAACTATAGCAATGGGAACCACCAAGACTTTGGGACTTGTAGTAAAACAACTATATATATCTATCTCATTATTAAGACTTAACTCTTCTTTTAGAGCAGAGTCAGTAAAAATACGTTCTATTCTATTAATATCCTCGCCTACAACTGTATAAGTATATGTTCCTGTTACTAAAGGTACATTGACTCGCCCTTCTTTTAATGGGAATCGTTTATATATTGCAGCTAGTGCCATATTGACATGTGGGATCACCCGTTCACGATTAGATACGCTGATAACACCAGCTTCATTACCACCAATACTTAACTGGGAAAGTTCACCATAAGTAAGCTGGTCAAAGACTTCTTGTAATTTCATAATTTTACCTTACACAATATAAGAAGATATGCGATCAGTATCTTTAACATCAACGTCCACATGCCACATGTTGTCATCCTTACCAGAACTAACTATGGGAGCTTCCTCTGAAGGCTTCCAAGGCATAAGGGAGCTTAACATAGATATTGTATCTAGGAAGTCATCATTCTTGCTGCGCATACCCCCCACTGCAATTAAACTAAGTTCATTTATCGCTTCTACCATTGGCGCTTCAGCTTTACGTTCTATAGGAAAAAATACTTTTCTTGCTTTAAACCAAGGGACTACAGTATTGAATCGTACAAGTTTATTTGTACTAGGTCGCATACCAGCTTTACCTTGATTACTTTCACTTGCTAGAGGGAAATAAATGTTCCGTTCTAGCATTTGTGATTGAATCCATTGAATGAAGCCTCCCTGTTGCCCACTTACCTCAATACCTACAGATTGGGGTTTGTATTCTTGGGCTAACCGGAATAAATCATCAATGTTCTTATCCATTAACTGGCGTTTACAGATACCATCTACCCATAACCAATCGCCTACATTATTATACGCCCATACACTAATAACTGAGAAATCTGCCTTTTCCTTCTCTGAAGTGGCGAAATCAGTAGTAATATAGAAGTTAAACCTACCCTTGTTCCGTAAGACAGCATCTATCTTGTACCATCCAATATCCCCATCCTGTATCATCCGGTCCTCTTCACTCATAATACGCAACATTAATTCTTGATTGAATGTATCAATCTTATTATTCTTCATTGCCGTATCATATTTCTTCTTAACGAAATCATAAGTGAATCGATCAGGCCAACTCCCCCTAAATTCTTCCTCAGTACAAGGAAATGATTCACATACCGGGAATACATTAACTGCCCAAGCACCAGACTCAACTGCCTTATACAGTGGGTCTTTGGCATTAAAGGGTGTGCCAGACCATATGATCATGTTCCTAGTAGGATGTAATGCATAAGTAACAGCCTTATAGACTGTATCTTCTACTGAAGCAATGACTGTTGCTGATCTAGCGTCTTCATCACTGATTAGATCATCTAGTACCGCCAACTGTGGGCGCATACCCATCTCTTTAGCACCACGAACACCTGTTTTTGCTCCGTATCCACGGACAATAAAAACATTACCATCGGCATTCTTAAATTCCCATCGGATATCTGTAAACCGCACAGTCGGTATATATTGTTTTAGGAAATCTGAATTTTCCCAGCGGAACTCTAAGTTCTTCCGCATATTTTTTATACCATTCTCAATGGAATCTGATACGTATAAAGCTAGATCTACTTTACCAAAACCAGGCAAGGTCCCATAAACACCTAGGTATAAGAATAAATACTCACCCATCACTGTAGTTTTACTTATACCACGGTGACATAGATTAATAATCTGGGTACCCCCGTTGGTAATAGTATCCAACATTCTATAATGGACTACCGGGGTTTGGTGTTCTTCGCCGCGCTCGCCATTAACCAGTTTAATAAAGGTTACGAACTCTAATGCAAATTCACTAGGCACATAGTCCTTATCGTCCTCATAACTAGTGCTATTAAGGTATTCCTCAACTTTCTTGGGTGAAAATATTTCTTTAGTCGCTGTTTGGCTCATGCAATATTAGTTTCTAATCGTTTAGCTAACCTTTTTGACCTATTACCCACCTGACCCCACCATTTTGAATCTTTCATTTCTGTGATAGCTTTATTCATATCACCAGCTTCAAAACCTTCTTTCATCTTCTTAAATTTAGATAATCCGCCCCTACCTAGATTAAACGCCATATTTACGAGAACTTCCCTGGATGTATCATTTAAATTTACACCCTTGTAAAGTGTATCCACATCATTATTAGCTGTTTTAAAATCTGCTTTGAACCATTTATCCACTTGTTCCTGTGGAACAGCCATCCCCCCTTCGTATTTCCCTGATGCTAATTCTGCCTTAGTAAGTTTATGACCTATGCCTGCAGTTAAATACCCCTCAGTATCTGGGTAAACAACATGGTCCCCTTGCTTATTTCGTTTTGTTCCTTCATCCGTCTGTAGTTGTTGTACTGCAGGTGAGAATGTTT